CCACCAATCATATGAATGAGTCCAAAGCCATAGAATCCAAGACCTGGCAGAAATCGAAAATGCACAAAGTATTGAATTTTGTTTTTCAATGGATCATCGAGTTTAAAATTTCTTCGAATGGATAAAATTTTTCGTGTAGAATTTTCTATCGTGACAATGTAAGGAACTTTAATCCCAGTCGGTTGACCGTCTTGTCCCACGTCTTCAAAACCTTCGAGGTCCAAATCAACATGACATTCGATCAGTGTAAAAATCTTTTCCTGCCAGCCTTTACGAACGCCTTCGAGTTCTCGTTCTTTTCTCTTGAGTTCACTCTCTTCGTTATCGGGAACCTGTAACTCTATGTTTTTATAAAACCCTGAGACCTGTTGTTTTTTTAAATCGTTCTGGGTGGTTTTAATGACATGACAAATGGCTTCCGCATCCTCTAATGAGGTAGCGGAGTACGGAACCACTAGGTCATCCGCTTGAACAAACTTTGATACCGCTCGTCCAAGTAAATCGTCGTAGTATACCTTCTTGAAGGTCGAGCCTGCAAGGGGTAAATAAAATAACATCTGATCAAACTCGGAGTCGTACTCTTTCATGACATTACAAATCTGGTAGTTCATGAAATCCTTGACCCTGGTTGCTTGATCCTGTTTTTCTCGTGTTATCTTTCCTAAAATCTGTGCCCGTACCGGTCCTCCGGCAGGCAGTAATTCTTTATAAGCTTGCGCTTGAAACTGGGTTACCGCTTCGGCCAAGACAGGATGCGTTGCACCTGCTGCGCCTTGAAAGGGTTGTGTTCTGTCTTTGTATTGAAATCCTAAAAGATCTAAACCTTTGGTATAGGAATCCGCCCACTGTCTTCGAGATCTACGATACTCATCGTAATTATTCCAGAGTTCTGATCCTAACGGATCTAAAACATTGTCTGGGAGAAGATCGGCTAAATTGGCGTAATGATCCTGACCGCCCTCTTGATTAACTGCACCGGGTTCAAAAGTAATTTCCGCCGAACCATCTTCATTCTTGGTGACTTCAGGTTGCTCAGGACCTGATGCTTGAGCTTCAGCCTGAATTTCCATTTGCTGTTGTTGAGACGGGACTTTTAAGGTTTGCTTTACGTTCGGTAAAGACTTATCGATTTCTGCCATTTTTCTTCTCCAATATTACTGGTTTATCCTGTTTTGATTCTTTTATCAAGGCTCTAGGCTCAGGGCCTTTGACAGGAGGAATCAAGTTCCATTTCACGTGTTTCATATTCTTGGTTAAGGTTGGGTTCATTTGATTAAACTCGCTATGCCGCCCATAAAGTAACTATCCACTGCAGCATATTTTGGAGGCTCTTTTTCTTTCATCTGTGCTTTCATATTTAAAGCCCAATCAACTGGTCCTGTGCCATGAGGTGTCACTTTTTCAGTAACTTTTTCTTCTTCAACAGGTTCTGGTTTATATTTACTTATATACTCAAAAATTTCCGTTCCCATATTTTGAAATTCAGAATCTTTTCTTTTTTCCAACGCAAGTGCATATAAATTAGCTCCACCTGTTAGTTTAGAAAATGCCCAAGACTTAAAACTTTTATCTCCTTCCCAGCGCGGCTTTAAAGCAGCACCGCTTGCATAATAAGCTAATCTAGCTTTCTCATAAGGTATGTTATTTTTTGAAGCGTATTCTTTAACCAAGTCTAATTCACTCTTAATTCCTTTAGCAGCAGAAAGACTTTCTGTCAGGACTATCAAAGGTCTGGCGACCTTAGCAGCCTGAGTCAAGATTTTATCTCCTGGAAACTTTAATAGAAGATCATTAATAATACGTAGCCTCCTTGTCCAACTTGCATTCTTAAGTTGACTTAACGAAGCCTCATCTAGGCCCCATCGTTTCACGGCATCAGAAGCTAGCATGATATCCCACCACATTTCTGGTTTCGTTGGATCTTTAAAAGCTTCCAAACGACCTGTGGCTGCTATAACGGAAGGAAACCAATAGGGTGCAGCATAAAACCAAAGTTTATCTAGACCTCTACTCCCAATGTTAGCAGTCCTTTTCCAAAATTCTTTTGGATCCTTTTCGAATTTAGCATCAATGCATGCCAACATACTACCCGAACCTACTCCAAAACCAATTCGACCGCCTTCGGCTTTTTTACGCCCACATCCAATAACTTCACCAATTTTTTCTATTTCCTTGGATGGTAGGTTTTTAAAAATTTTTTTAAATTCGGAAAATCTTTTACTACTCATTTTTCCAATTTCTTCTGCTTTTCCTGTTACACCTTCAATAGACTTTGCTTCATCAATTCCAATTCGATTTGCTTGTAATCGAAGAATTGTTCCATACTCATCATAGATTGGTTCTAATTTAGTAAAACCAATTAACCCTTGGTATTTTTTAGGCAATTCGTTTTTAACTTTATTAATTATCTGTTCAGCATTTTTTTGTAATTGATCTATTCTTTTTTGAAAACCGTCTGAACGTTCAGTATAAAGATTGCTAACCGCATCTGCGATATCATTTAATTTTTTATTATATGGCGCAAGTTTAGAATTCATTAGCTTACTTAGGATTGTAACATCTTTTGTTGTAATAGCAGTTTCTCCACCAATAGGCATAATATGATGAAAAGGAAACTTTTCAGTTCCACCTATATATTTACCCCCTTGAACAATGCTCAATCTTCTTTTTCTTTTTTTAATAAATTCTTTAGGATCTCCTTCCTTGTATTTTATATCTAATTGTTTTTGTAAAACATTATTAACTCTTTCAACATTTGAAAGTGTTGTATTATTTACTTTTCCAAAATATTTTTTTGCTAACTGTTCATTTGATAATCCTGATTTACCTGCTTTAGTTCCTGATCTTTTTTGTTTAAAATCTTCTATGTAATTTTCTTTTATTTTGTCACTAGGCCATCTAACATCCACGTAATCTCTAGTTTGAGATCCAGGCCTTCTTAGTTTAGAAATTGGCGTTGGAACATCAACAGCGGTCGTTAATCTTTTTTCTGATAATCTTTTTTGAGTTAATTTAGCCGCTTCTGTTCTTCCTAAGAATTTTAATTCAGGAAATTCATTTTCCAAAATTGTATAAAGGTGTCTTCTATTAACGTTATATTCTTTTGCTAATACTGCAGGTTGTACTTTAGTTCCTGACTCTAAAGCAGATAAATACTCTCTTACTGCGTCAGTACCTTTTGAAAACCCAATCCTTCCTCCGTCTACATTCGGTCTTCGTCTCATCTCTTCGGTGATTTCAAAGTCTTCTAGAATTTTAGTACCACCGACTGACTCATCATTTGGATCCGTCCAATCCCCTTCTTCCCAATTGTAAGGCTTCTTAGCATAGGATTTTGTAGGACTTAAGGTATTGCGCGCTGTAGAAATTTCATTGAGTCCAAAGCGTTCGCCCATCGTGATCGGTCCCGTTCTATTCCACCAGTCGATATAAGCCATTAGCGACTCCTAAAAAGGTTAGACACGCCGCCGGTTGCATAGCCGGGGATCAAGCCACCTTCAACGTTTGGTTTTCGTTTAAAGGATTCTTTAAGAGTAGTAATAATTTCATCTGTTCCCATTCCTCTTTCGTGCATAAGCACGCCTTCATCAATGGTTCCCATGACTTCGGATAATCTTTGTGGGTTGCTGTCCGTTAACAGGTGATTTAAAAGTTCCTTACTAACAACATCTCCATATTTAGCTCTTATAATCTGCTCTTTCATCTCTCTTGAAAAACCAATCATGCCTTCAGAAACTAATGCATCAAATTTTACAGTGTCGTTAGCACTTGCAACATTAAAACCCATTTTTTTCATGGCGTCCGATAAAGCTGTTCCTTTTTTCATGGCTTGATCTAATGCTTTTATTCCTTTTTCATCGAATCCCATGGCAATGCCTTGAGTCTCTCCTTCTGAACTTTTCCAGATCTTTCCTTTTTTAACTTTAGCCTGAGCCTCTACAAAAGCCTTCTCAGCGTCGATTCCAAAATACTCATTAAACGATTTGTCAAATTTTTTAGTTTTCTGAAATTCTGTGGCTAGCTTGGTAAGGTTGTCGTGTTGTACTATTTTTTGCTTTATATCCAGGCCTTTCCATTTTCCTATTCCCTGTCGAATTTCATTTGAAGCCTTGATCAATAATCGTTCAACAAATTTTAGGAACTCAGGCAGTTTTGTTACTAACTCTACTGCTTTGCCAGAACGAAAGCCTTGTCGCTCTCTGAAAAGATTTGAGATTCCGCCGGTAGCATGTTTATTTCTTTTTTCCTTTGTGAATAACTCTTTTATCCAAGCATTAATTTTTTTATCTAATTTGCTTTTACCAAGGTTAGTAAGGGGTTGTTTTTTTTCTCCATACATGAAACGTTCTTTCATCATTGTTTCAAAGTCATCTCGTTCTGGAACAACAGCTCCCATTTTTTCTATGCCTAACAACTTAGTTAACCAATTCTCTGGAGGAGATTGTCTTAACCAATCACCTGACTTTTCATAAGCTCTATAGTCATGCGTCTTTTGATGTCTTAAAGAACCTCGATGAAAACCAGCTCGACCCCCGCCAGCAAAATACTCAGGAATCTTCTTAATCCATTCTTGCATAGGCATTTTATAAACATCATCGCCTCCTAGATAGAGATCTTCCATGATACCTTTAATTGCGGTATGATCCGTTCGTTCATGAAGCTTTTCATAGATATCTAACTTAGGTTCAGCAGCTTCTTGCGCCTTTAAATGTTTATAAACTTCTCTTCCTTTGACCAACATATCAATGTCTTTAAGGGTATGACCTTTTTTAGCAAGGTCATTAATACTGAGGTCACTATAGATCTCATTCCAGATTTCCATGTTTTTTATTTCAGGAATTTTATAATCAGGGTTGGACATAATAGTTTTACCCTCAGCATCTACCGTTTCATGAAAAACTTCTTCGTTGGCTTTTCTTATTTGATTCTTTTCAGCATTCCATTTATCATAATAGGAGGTTCCTTCTTTACGAGTCAACTCTCCTGTCTTCGGATCTTTAAGAGCACTAAATCTTCCAGTGAATCGACCCACCTTATTTGGATGTCCAAATTCATCCAATCCTGTAATAATAAAAGCCTCATTTTCAGGATCTAAAACAGGATATTTCTTTCCATATTTAAGTTCAGAGTTTTTTCGGACCCGTGCGTGTCGCGCTTTTGTCAAAGCTGGATTTTCACTGTCATAAAGGGCCTTGATCATATCTCGCTTCGGACCTGAATGAACATCTCCCTTGATATTAGCATCATCGGCAATTAAGCGAATTCTTTTTTGAAGATCCTGACTTTTTTTATTAATCTGAGACAATGAAAGCTTAGTTGGATCATTTTCCTTAGCCACCTTAATTAACTTATCCATCTCTGCTTGCAGCTTCTTTATGAGTTTATTTTTTTCAGCCACAGAAAAACGCGCATACTTCTCCCCCCCAAAGGATAATGCATCTAGTTCCTCGTCAATGGCTTCCATCTCCTTGGTATACAGACGCTCAGGAGGATCTAGCTTTTTATAAACGTTTCGTAAATTTGAACGTTCCACCAAAGTAGGAGTCCAGCCTTTAAAAGGATCTTCTTTACCTTTAACTTTTTTATCGACTACCTTACCTTCAAGAATCTTTTCTCCAGTACCTTTGGTAGCTTGTTTTTCTAAAGCTAAGTCAGCTTTAATAGTACCATAACCACTTGCCGGTACAGCTTGCGCTGCCTCTAAAATTTCTTTTATTTCTTTCCTTCTTGCCGCAATCTCTGTGACTCTACCATAATTCGTTCCTGCTTGAGAAAGTTTATTGGCTTCTGCAAATATTTTTTTGTCTTCTGCTACTAATGCGTTTAAAGCAGCATCATCATATTTAGAAAGATCTACCTTAGTTTTAGTAGAGGAAGCAAACTCTTTTTTCATATGCTCCCCTGCATCCTTGATAACTTTCTCGCGTGTTTTTAAAATATTTTTATTGGATTCAAAGATGGTTGTCTGTTTACCATGTAACCTAAGTTTTCCTCCTTTTAAAAGATTAAGAACCTTTTCAATTTCCGATTTAAACTTTACCCAGTTTTTAGGGGCCTTATGAACAAAATTCACGACGCTCTTAGCGTACTTGCCCCCCTTGGGGATCATCATTAGAAGTGTTTCTATACCCATTTTAATAATACTCTCTTGTCATAACTGGTTTCTTCGGATCCTTATAATCTTCGGGATGGGTAATCCATCCACCTTGTCTAAATCGCATCACGGCCTGAGTCGTACTATCGACCAAGTCATCATGTTCACCGTATGGAAAGGAAGCGCATTCTTCGATTACGTCTTGTGCAAACTCCATCTCCAAGGGAGCCCAAATTCGGCCGGACTCAAAAAGAGGTGCGACCGCATTAACTCTACTATGCTTATCATTTCCTTTACTCGGCGTAAAGTTAATAACTGGGATCCCCATATTTCTCAGTTCATAGGTTAAGGGCAGCCCCGCCGCTTTCGCCTCGATAATGACCGTATCGGGTTGCCAATATTTATAGAGTTCAAGCGCCTTGCGCCTTAATTCTGGAAACTCGAATCTTCCTTTCACCGAATCGACCAGGATTAAATTGTCGGGTCTATCTTCACTATTGGAAAACACTCCCCAGGTCGTAATTGCAGAAAAGTCAGCAGTCTCTTTTTTCAAGTAGGCAGTATCATAACTCTGGATCACGTGTTTCAATTTTGGCATCTTAGGATCTTTCCATTTTTTCCACCACTCTCGTTTAATGAGGGCTCCTTCTTCCGACGTTGGATTCTGCATGTATTGAGAATTCCATTTCGGTAAAGCCACTGAAGCCTTGACGCCTAACAACTGATCCAAGTCCCAATATTCTGGCCACACGGGTTTGCCTGAAGGCAGGATCGCAGGAAACTCCACCACATCCCACTGATCGGCTCGCGGCTCTTTTTGCGCCGCTTGTAAAGTGCCTGTTAAATCTTTTGTATTCCACCTCGTCATCACGAGGACAATCCGTCCCCCTGGCTGAAGTCTTTGTCGTGGACCGGTGGTGTACCATTCATACGCTCGTTCCATTGCTTTTTTAGACATGGCATCTTGCTCAGAGTGAGGATCATCAATGATTAAGAGATCGGCACCTCTTCCGGTGACCGCTCCTTCCACTCCAACAGCAAAATACTCGCCGCCCTGATCTGTCTCCCAGCGACCAGCGGCTTTCGAGTCTTCCATGAGTCTGGTTGGAAAAACTTTTTTATATTCTTCAGTATCCATTAAGTGTTTGGCTTTACGTCCGAAACGTACCGCCAGTTCAGCGGTATGGGTTGCTTGAATAATTTTTAAATTAGGGGTCTTGCCAATCATCCACGCCGGAAGCAAATAGGATGCAAATTCTGATTTGGTATGACGAGGAGGCATATTCACAATCAGCCTTTTAATTTCCCCGGTGGCTAATTTATTAAATTTTTTTGCAATAATTTTGTGATGGGACCCCTCTATAAAATCAGGCCACATGTGTTTGACAAAAGTCAGAAAATCATTTCGAATATCATTAATGGTTTTTGTGCGACTAAGTATAAGAAGTTTCTTCTTGGCTTTACGTCTAAGATCAGGAGGAAGTTTCTCTATTTTTTTTATAATTTCTTCTAAAGATAAAAATTTTTGCATAAAATATTTTTTATGGGACTCAAAACGTATTTACCAGCACTGACTGTCTAAATCAAGCAATATAGTGTAAAGCAGTGGGACCCCTTTTGATATTAAGTGTTTTGATGTCTGCTGGTTTGTCTTTTTTAGGAATCGACCTGGTACCTCTATCGATCTATATATATTAATATAAGATACAAGCAACGAGCCACGCGTCGCTAGACGCGTGACTCTAGAGGGTTAACTTGTTGATGGTGTTGTTAAGTCTTTATTATCATACTGTTGTTCAGTAATGGAGATGCGTTGACCAAGTAAATCATT